ATCGTAAGCAACGCAACTGGTAACGTCTTCAACCTCTCATCTTCAAGCGACACAAGCGGTCGTTGGCAGGTTGAGAAGTACAAGTCACTCTTGTTCGCTATCGAAAGAGCAGCAAATAAGATTGCTAAAGACACCCGTCGCGGAAAGGGCAACATGGTTATCGTCTCAACAGACGTTGCCTCTGCTCTTGCAATGACTGGTCTTCTAGACTACAACTCAGCACTAGCTGGTCAAACAAACCTAACAGTTGACGATACAGGCAATACCTTCGCAGGTACGCTATTCGGTCGCATCAAGGTTTATGTTGATCCATATTCTGTAACTGGTACAGACTATGTCGTAGTAGGATACAAGGGAACCAATGCTTATGACGCTGGTCTCTTCTACTGCCCATACGTTCCATTGCAGATGGTCCGTGCAATCGACCCACAAACCTACCAGCCAAAGGTTGGCTTCAAGACACGTTATGGTCTCGTCGCAAACCCATTCGCAACTGGCGCTGGCACAGGTGCTCTAGCAAACGACAGCAACTACTACTATCGTAAGTTCGTTGTTCTAAACATCAACCAATAATTGATGCGCTAGAAAAAGTTTTGCCGACTTAAAAAATAATAAGGCAATACTAAATGAGGGGGGCTGAAAAGCCCCCCTTTTTTTCACACCTAAATAGTTGTATCGTTTCTAGGAATAGAAAGAATGACAGCACTAACGCGCACGCCAACAAATACTGATTTACTACAAAGTACAAAATTTAGAGTGACGTTTGATCGTTTGCCTGGAGCAACATACTATTGTCAAGCAGCAAACGTTCCTGGAGTTTCATTGACTGAAATTCCAAGAGTGACGCCATTTATCGACCTGTATGTTCCTGGCGAAAAGATGATTTATGATACGTTTAATATCACTTTCCTAGTTGACGAAGATATGCGCAACTGGACCGAGATTCATGATTGGATTCGCGGTATGACATTCCCCACCGACTTCAAAGAATATGTTGATCTTGAACGACAAGCAAGATCTCCATATATTCGCGGCAGAGAAAAAAACAAGCCACAATATAGTAGCGCCATTATGACGCTTTATACAAACAAAAACAATCCAAACTTTAGAGTGAAGTTTGTAGATTTGTTTCCAACTTCAGTGGGAACAATATTGTTTAATGCGCAAGATACTGCAGAGAATATTGCGATTGCCGATGCAACGTTTAGATTCTCTTACTATGAATACGAAAGACTAAGATAGTCTTTATATATTCTTGAGACTTCGTTCAAACCAGACATACTCATTATACTGGTACAAGTCAAATAAGGCAACTCTTGTTCTGACTTGTCTTTTGATTTGAAATGATTTATAATTGATGGATGAAAATAGAAACACCTCCACTCGAAGAATTGATGCAGCAATGGGAAAGGGATTCCGAAGTAGATACTACGGAACCTGGCAAAGAGATCTTGCGTATTCCATTGATTCACAACAAGTATAACAAATACTTGTCACTGCACAATCTTGCAGCCAAACGAGCATCACTTGAGTTTGACAAATTAAAGAAACTCAAGTGGATGTACTACAGTGGCAAGTTAGACCAAGATGAATTGGATAAACTTGGTTGGGAGCCATTTCGATTCACTCTTAAATCAGATATGCAAGTTTATCTTGATGGCGATGATGATCTAAACAAACTCAAACGCAAGAAAGCATATCACGAAGAGTCTGCAAACTTTTGCACCAATGTCATGAAAGAACTGAACAATCGCACATGGCAGTTGAAAGAGTACATGGGTTGGGAGAAGTTTATCCAAGGTGCTCGATGATAGAACATGTCGTTGTTGAAAAAGTAAATAACATCTATGTCCAAGTGACTGCTGAACCTGCCATCTTGCAAGAGATGTCAGAGTTTTTTACTTTTTCAACTCCAGGCTATCAATTTTCACCTGCGTTTAAAAATAAATATTGGGACGGAAAGATTCGACTTTTGAATCTAAACACAAGACAAATCTATCTTGGTTTAGTTCCGTATATCAAAAAGTTTTGCAAGGACAGCAACTACACCTGCGAGTATATCGATGAAGAAAAGGATGTTTACCCTGTTGACACGAAAAATTTGGCAAGTGCTTTATCACTTCCAATGGAGCCGCGAGATTATCAGTTGCTCGCTTCTAGCGTCGGACTTACGAAGCGGCGAACTGTACTCATTTCACCCACGGCATCGGGGAAATCGTTAATCATCTATATGATGATTCGCCACCTGTTGAATAGTGGTAAGAAGCGCGGATTGTTGATTGTTCCTACGATTAATCTCGTCACTCAGATGCATTCTGACTTTAAAAACTATTCCAGCAACAATGGCTGGGATGTAGAGAAATACTGCCAAAAGATTTATGGTGGTGAAAGTAAAATTCCTGATAGTGATTTGATTATCTCTACATGGCAGTCGATCTATGACATGCCGAAGAAATACTTTGCGCAGTTTGATTTTATCATCGGTGACGAAGCGCATACATTCAAAGCCAAGTCATTGACAAGCATCATGACTAAACTCATCAACTGTGATGTGCGTATTGGTACAACAGGTACACTTGATGATAGTAAAGTAAACAAGTTAGTTCTTGAAGGATTGTTTGGTCCGACATTTAAAGTTATTTCTACCAAAGAACTCATTGAACGCAAACAATTAGCCAATTTCAGTATCAAGTGCATTGTATTGAAGTATCCTGAGATCGTATGCAAGACCGTCAAAGGATTTACATATCAAGATGAAATGGCTTTTCTGGTACAACACGAAGGTCGTAATAGATTTATCACTGACCTTGCTTTAAATCTAAAGGGCAATAGTTTAGTTTTATTTACTTATGTTGAGAAACACGGTAAAATACTATACGACTGGATAACTGAAAAAGCAAATGGAAGAAAGGTATTCTTTATCCATGGTGGGGTTGAAGCAGAAGATCGCGAAGCAGTAAGACATATTACTGAACAAGAAAACGATGCGATCATTGTAGCAAGTTACGGAACGTTCTCAACTGGCGTGAATATTCGTAACCTACATAATATTATATTCTCTTCACCAACAAAGAGTAAGATTCGAGCATTGCAGTCTATCGGTCGTGTGTTGCGTCTAGGTGAAAACAAAGATGCTGCTACACTGTACGATATCGCTGACGATCTTCGTTATGGTCCTTATACAAACTTCACATTGAAGCATTATGAGGAACGAGTGAAGATCTATAGTGAGGAAAAATTTCCTTTCACAACCAATAACGTAAGGATAAATTAATGTCTGAAGATACACCAGAATATAAGCCAAGCGGCGAACTGCGATTTATTCGCTTGCGTACTATCTCAGATGATATCATTGGATATGTGACTTATAAAGAAGGGCACATCACAGTAGAGTTGCCTCTAAGAATTGAAATTGAAACTATATTTGATGAAGGTCGACAAATTCTTGTAATGCAAGAGTACCTTCCACAATCAGTTATTGAAATAAAAGAAGTAGATTTTGATGATTATGAGGTGTTATTCGCGACACCAATTCGTGAAGAATTCGTTGAGCAATATGAATATGTTGCTGATTACTTCTACAATAACAAAACAAGTATCAAAAAACCAGCAAATAAAAAATCTAAGAAGAATCAAGAAACTCCAGAAAAACTAGAGAATGTTGTTTCTATTCTTGAAGCAATGGCAAACAAAAAGGACAAACCAGTACATTAATTATGGCAAAGAATCACTATATTAATAACAAGGATTTCCTCAAGGAAATGACTGCATATCGCACAGCAATTCGAAAAGCAAAGAGACAAGGCAACCCAAAGCCTCAGATTCCTCGCTATGTTGCTGAATGCTTCATGAAGATTGCTGAGAATCTTTCACACAAACCAAACTTCTTGTCTTATACTTTTAGAGATGAAATGGTCGCTGACGCAATTGAAAACTGCGTAATGTATGTTGACAATTTTGATCCGAGTAAATCAAGCAATCCATTTGCCTATTTCACTCAAATAACTTATTATGCATTCTTACGTCGTATTCAAAAGGAAAAGAAGCAACTATATGTCAAATACAAGTCAACTGAAACTGCTGGAATACTCGATGAGTTCGAACTCAATGAAAATGAGGATGGAACTTTCCGCCAATTCGAACTGTATGAGAACATTTCCGAATTCATACAAAATTACGAAAACGCCAGAAAAGAAAAGAAAGCCAAGAAAGCCGCAGGAATAGAAAAGTTTGTTGAAGAGGAAGTTGTCAAGTGAAGATTGCAATATTAGGCGACACACATTTTGGTATGAGAGGCGATAGTATTGCTTTTCATAATCATTATAGTGAGTTTTATTTAAATACATTTTTTCCTTATCTGGTGCAAAATGGAATTACCACCGTGTTTCAAATGGGTGACTTATTTGATCGTAGGAAGTATATTTCTTTTCAGTCTCTTGCTCTGTGCCGTCGTTATTTTTTTGATCAAT